TTGGTGGGTATAAATGTGGAATAGTTAATTTTGCAACTTCTCTTGCTCTTTCTAGATATTGTTCTCTATCTACTTCCATCTTTGTGTATTGACTTTCGACTAAAGATTTATCTAAAGCGACTGTAGAAGTATCTAGATTGTATTTATCCATTATTAAGCAGTTGGAAAGTTAACACCTGATGAACTTAATCCTGATGAAGTTAAAGGTATTCTTAAACTTCCTCTACCACGTCTTTTCTTCATAGCTGAATTAGTACTTGCTGAAGAAGTAGATGATGCAGTTTTAGGTGCATCTTTTTTTGTAGTAGCATTTGTCACCATTGGTGGTGTTTCAGGAATAGGCTCAGGCTTTGGTGGGTCAATTCTCGGTCTAGAAAATGAACACATATTAGTCTGTCTCCTTTTGTAATTTATATTTTTCGATTAGGTGTTTAACGACTGACCTTTGACCTGATTGATAGAATATTTCTTTTTCAGTCTGGTTTAAGTCAGCACATTTTTCAGGAAAAAGCGTATCCAAATAGTCGATTAGTTCTTCACTAAGAAATGGTGTTTCAATCTTTTTTGGCATTGTTTTCTCCTAAAGGGGTACTTAATTCAGTTCTTTTCTCCGCAATCTCTCCTGCTATTGCTGAGTACCCACAAGCATCTACATAATCATCAATGTTATGATGACCTGCTTGTGTTCTGGCTATCTTTAATAAAGCCATCATATTGGCCACATCTTCAGGAAGTAGCTGTATATTTAACTTTGTTTTGTTTTGAATATAACCTGACCAGAGCCTAGCAATGTTTTCATGGTTCTGTACCTTATCTCCATGCTTATCTTCTCTGTCAGTACTAACTAGCTTTTTTGTTTGCTCTAGTATCTTTGTAGTGTTCATATCTATAACTCCATAATGTTGGTTTATTTGTTGCAAAGTCATACTCATCTTTTCTAAGTATTCTTGCTAATCTTGCTTGATGGTAAGCATCTTCAAATGTAGAACCTGCTCGTTCATATTCTTTAATAACAGCTTCCCACATCTCATCTATATTCTTCTTGTCTAAAAGAACTCTTGATGCTTTTACTGCACCACAACCGACAAGGCCTTTATAGCCATCTGCTGAGTCTCCTACGAGTACTTGAGTACAAAAATTATAATCTGCTCTTAGTTCATCAACATATTCCAACTGGTCATCACCAATAAAACAATGCCAAGTAGGTATAGTTCTCATATCTTTGTCACCAGATATAATTACATTATTAGTTTTATAATGTTGTGTTGCTAGAATACCTATTACATCATCACCTTCTAAATTAGGTAAAGTATAAAAATTATAATTTTGTTCTGCCCACTTTCTTAATGGTGCATAACAAACAGGTTTTCTGATTTTCTTACGATGTGATTTATAAGTTTTATCAAAATCTTTTCTAAAATTATTTTTATCAGAAAATGCAAAGATAACTTCTTTTGATTTTGTCTTCTCTTTATAATGATTAATAGTTTGTTGTAAAAATGTTTTACCTTTTCCTAAATCAGAATGTAAAGTCCATACATCATCTCCCCAATCAATAGGTTCTTCTAAACTAGAAGCAATCTTGTAAACGATTAGGTCGCCATCTACTATCATCACTTTATTTGTGTTGTTGAAAAAGTCATTCATATTTTTCATTTTAGCTTTGTTTGCACTATGCAATTCAAAGTGTTCCTGAGTTAACTCAGTCATAGTTTTATCTCCTTAAGTTTTAATACGTTTGATTTTGGTATTACTGTTGAGTTACCACCCTCATTAACAGTTCCATCTTCATGGAAATTTAGGTCTCCAATGAAAACATATTTTTGTCTTGTTGTAGAAATCAACCAACCCATAGTTATACAAACTGCTGTTTTGGATTTTTTAATTTGTGTTAATGGTGACCACGAACTGTCTGAAACAATGTCACTCCACCAACACATATAAAATTTATATGGAAAGTCATTCTCCTGAATTTCAGGAAGTATTATTTTTTTCTTTTTCATATTATTAAATTGAGTAAATCTTCTTTTGGAATGATGTGACCTTTAGAAGACCAGTTATCTCCACCTGCTTTAATTGGATAAGTCTTCATTAATTTCTTTAGAATTTTGACTGGTATAAGAACCCACACTTGGTCTTTCCGCTTCTCAACCCATAAGCAAATAGCGTAGTTTCTAGATTTAGTAGTGTTAATACCTGATGGTTTTCCTCTGCTTTCTATCTCTATATAAACATTGCCTGTCTTCTGACATAGCCTGTCAGTCTTACATTCAACTTTACCTTCTACTGCTTCTTGAAATTCGTTTTCGTACTTCTCGCCAAATTTTAAATCTTTGTCGAAATCAGGTTTAGCTTTAGTGAGTGTCAGACCAGTTTACGCCTACTTTAATTTCACCATCTAATTGGGTTCTGAAATCAAAGAAGTCCTGTGTTTTCTTAAATATTGATTTTGCTATTGTTTTAAATTCTTCTAACTTTTCTTTCTTAACTATGAATTGCATTTCATCGTGAATATGAAGTACCATTGCATAGTCTTCTTTCCATTTGAAACCTGCTTTGTGTAGTTCTTCATTAAGAATAATTGTTCCTTGTTTTACAAGTAATGCACCTGCTGATTGGATTAGTGTATTTAATGAACTGTATTCTGCTCTACATATTAATCGTCTACCATCAATTCCATTTAGATAACCTGTGTTTCTAAATTTTTGTTTTACTGCTTCATTCAACATTGGAATTGCAGGTATCTTTTTATTAAATCTTGCTCTTACTCTTTTGGCTTCTTCAATAGGGACTTCAAGTATTTCACCGAGCTTCTTATCTCCGCAAGAATAAAGGTAAGCATATATAAAAGTTTTAGCCTGAGAACGTGTGGGAAGTCCTGTAGCCTTTTGATTGGCGGTATGAATATCATCTTCAAGAAGTGTTTTCGAAAAATTCCCATTGTCATAATTATGCAGGTAATGCCCCAACACACGCAACTCCAAACCAGAAAAATCAAGACCACACATAACCATATCGGCAGGAGAATAAAATAAGGAACGAAATTCTTTACCATACTCCGAACTACTCGATACACATTGTGCCAGATTTGGTGAGTGGTGAGTACATCTACCTGTAACCGCACCATTTGTAATAACTTTTCCATAAATTTTTCCTTGTTTGTTTAATTTTAAATATGCTTGGTCACCATCACTTAACTGACCTAATCTTTTTTGTACCATCAAGTACTGTGAAATAAGTTTAGCTTCAGGATAAGGAAGTGAGTTTAGAATTTTTTCATTCACCTCTGCTTGTCCAGTAGGTGTAAATGAACTAGGTTTCCAACCTAATACGTTAATTAATCTATCTGCTATATGTTGTCTTGAACTAGGATTAAATATTTCAGTTTTATAAATAGGTACAGGAACACCTGCTGTTATACCCTTTTTCTTATTGTCTCTTTTATAAACTTTATTCCCACAAAACTTTTCCCAAGCAGGAAAGACTAAAGCTAGTTTGTCTTCTAACTCTAGTCTCCGCTTGGTTAGGATAGTATGTAGCGACTGAGCAGTCGTCTCATCAAAATAAACACCATGCTGTTCTTGCTTAATTATCCAATGTGCAAACTTATGCTCTAATTCTATTGCTCTATTAGAGTAGTTTTCTTTGACTATTTTATCGTAAAGTAAGTGAGTAACTTCTACATCTCTTTCGCAATACTCAAGCATTGCGTGGTTATATTCAGTAAAATCTGAGTGTTCTTGGTAGTCACCCTTCCTCAACCCACATCTATAACCCCAAGACTCTAAAGAATGTCTACCATATAATTTAGCAGGTAGTTCCTTGTGCTTATAATCGTGGTCTAAAAGGTTAGTCCAAATCAATCTACTCATTAACAAAGTATCAAAGACTTGTTTCTTATAAGTAAAGTTAAGACATCTTTTTAGGACTGGTAAATCAAAGCCTAAAATATTGTGGCCTATTATTACTTCAACTTTGTTTAGTAATTCTAGACAATCATTTAAGTTAT